ATTATTAAAGAATACCCTACTAAATCAGCATCCACTAATACAATCCGAGCGCATCTATCGCGTCTTGTGAAGAGAGGTATAAAGCCAGGAATGATCATTGTAGATTATGCAGATCTTCTTAAGCCGGTACAGGTAAGAAAAGAGAAACGAAACGAATTGGAGTCTATTTATGAAGAGTTGCGCGCCCTTTCAACGGAGTTCCAATGTCCTATCTGGACAGCATCACAAACAAATCGTTCAGGATTGAGCGCAGAAGTAATTACAATGGAGCAGATCTCCGAAGCTTTCAACAAGTGCTTCGTGGCTGATTTCATTTTCTCAGTGTCCCGTACAATCGAGGACAAGCAAAACAACCAAGGCAAAATCTTTATTGCTAAAAACAGAAATGGTCCTGATGGAATGGTCTATCCTATATTTATGGATACGTCAAACGTTAACATTAAGATCCTACCCAAGCCCACGGCTCCTCCAGGGCAAACACAAAATCAAGTGGTTACTGCGCCCGTCGCACTAGACCCTAAAGCACAGCAACAGCTGCTGTCAGTAAAATATACCAAACTACGAAAAGGAAAACGCAAATGAGAACACTGGAAAATATCCGCAGATTTAGACTATCAGATACTTTTATTGAACCTTACAAGCAGCAGGAAGTGCCTTGGGGCCCATTGGGGTATGTTACGTTCAAACGAACATACGCGAGACGCTTAAACGAATTTGATCCTGAAGCTTCGGGCTCAGAAGAGTGGTGGCAGACTTGCCGCCGCGTTATTGAAGGCATGTTCAATATGCAAAAGCAACATGTGTTTATGCTTGGCTTGGAGTGGAATGACAACAAGGCACAGAGAACAGCAAAAGAGGCTTATGATCGTTTATTCACTCTTAAGTGGACACCTCCTGGCAGAGGGCTGTGGATGATGGGAACTAAGTTTGTAGAAGAGCGTACAGCAGCAGGACTATTCAATTGCGCTTTCCGTTCCACTCGCGATCTTGCCACAAAGGGCGGCTACCTCTTTGCGTGGATGATGGATGCTTTAATGGTTGGCATTGGAGTTGGATTTGACACTGAGGGCGAGAATTCTGTTACAATCAAAGAGCCTCAATACACCAATGACACACTGGTTATCGATGACTCCCGCGAGGGATGGGTGGACTCTGTGCATACTTTGCTCGATGGCTTCTTTTTCGGCAACAAAGTACCTAAGTTTGATTACTCCGCTATTCGCCCAGAGGGCGCCCCAATCCGTGGCTTTGGTGGAACCTCCAGTGGTCATGGCCCTCTTAAGGAGCTTCACGAAAACCTCGTAGAACTATACACAGCTAAAGTTGGCGAGCCGATCACGTCCGTAGATATTGTAGATACTGAGAATTTGATTGGTCGTTGTGTGGTTGCTGGAAATGTGCGTCGATCCGCGGCACTAGCTATGGGCGCCTACGATGATCGTCAGTACCTTGAGATGAAGAACGATCAGGAGAAGCTTTACCATCATCGGTGGGGCTCAAATAACTCTTTTAATGCCGTTGTGGGTATGGATTACACGTGGCACGCAGCACAGTCACAGAAAAACGGAGAGCCAGGATACATCTGGCTAGATAATGCACGCACGCGAGGCCGGTTTAAAGATGGTCCGCGCTTTGACGATATTAACGTGGCAGGCTTTAATCCCTGTGTTGAACAGCAGTTAGAGGATGCTGAATTATGCTGTCTTGTTGAGACGTTCCCAGCAAAGCATGATGATTATGAAGACTATGTAAGGACGCTAAAAATTGCGTATCTTTATGGCAAAACTATCACACTTTCAAACACACATTGGCCAGAAACTAATGCAAAGATGCTTAAGAACCGACGCATTGGACTCTCTCAGTCTGGAGTCGTGCAGGCATTCAATAAGCATGGTAAGCGCGAGATGTTGAATTGGTGCGACAAGGCGTATGAACATGTGCAAGAATTAGATCAAGAATATTCTAACTGGTTGTGTATTCCTAAGTCTATTCGCATGACTAGTATTAAGCCAAGCGGAACTGTGTCATTGCTCAATGGTTCTACGCCCGGTATTCATTTTCCGGAAGACGAGTACTATATTAGGCGGATAAGATTTTCAAAAGATTCAGATTTACTTAAAACTTTATCCGATGCAGGCTATAATATGGAAGATGATGAGTATTCGCCTAATACCGTGTGCGTTGAGTTTCCTGTTCACGAGCCTTATTTTCAAAAAGGAAAGAGATCAGTTTCGATGTGGGAGCAGTTGGAAATGGCAGCGCAATACCAGCACTACTGGGCTGACAATTCAGTGTCTATTACAGTAACATTTAAGCCTGAAGAAGCCCCACAGATTAAGGACGCATTAGAAATGTACGAAACACGACTTAAAGCAGTTTCATTTTTAAGATACGAAGAGACTGGCTATGTACAGGCTCCCTATGAGCCTATCACTAAGGAAACTTATGAGAAGCTCATTAAAGATATCGCCCCGATTCAAAGATTTAATACCGATGAGGGCGGCAGTGGAACTAAATTCTGCACAAATGATAGCTGTACAATTTGAGGTGACAAGTGAATTTTAATCATTTAATGGAAAGTAGAACTCTTCGCTACCGCTGCCAGAAGGATGGCGGCGAATGCTATTGGGCACCGACAGGAAACATTCGTGCAATGGTTGGTGGCCATGTTAATGTAAGCATGTATTGCAAAAAATGTAAGGCGCGTGAAGAAGTTTTTTTAAGTGAGACTTTATATAAAAAACAACAAAAAATTTTAGAACAAGAGGTAGGAAATGTTTAAACCAGTTAATAGATACATTCAAATAAAATTACCAGAGATATTGCCACAAACAGCAAGTGGAATTGTCTTGCCTGACGATTACAAGCCGACAGAAGAACGACATGCCACAGCCGAGGTAGTTGCTTACGCTTCAGACGTTAGGTTCAAGGATCAGCTTGTAATGTGCGGTGGTCCGGGAACATCAGTAATCATAGACAAATCCATGATTGAAGAAATAACCGTAAATAATGGTAAAATAAATGTTATTCTTGATAATTATGTTGTGGGAATTATTAATTAATAGGGGTATACTCCATGGCAATCGACAAAAACTTTTATAACGAATCATCTGCCGCCAAGCTTGGATGGGATCCAACGTGGTTTAATGAAAAATATTTTGATGATAAATTAGTCAGAGCAATTAAAAAATGGCAAAAAGAAAATGGCTTGTCTGCTGATGGTTTATGCGGCCCGACAACCTTTCGGCGCCTGTGGACTGAGCGCCAAGCTGATATTGATGATCACAAGCCTGGTAGCTGTCATTATTCAAATTATATTGTATACCAAGGCAGCTTTACTCCGATTGAGTGGGACAAGGTTGTTTTATGGTCAGAGCAGGGTGGTCTAGAAACGCCGGCTGGAAATTATTATAATTATTCAGGGCGCCCTAAGCGCAACATTCGCCTATTTGTAAATCACTGGGACGTGTGTCTATCATCTCGCTCTTGTCAACGTGTGCTTGACAAACGTGGCGTGTCTGTTCATTTTTTGATTGACAACGATGGTACAATTTATCAAACTCTCGACATGCAGCATGGAGCATGGCACGCAGGATCAGAACGAGTCAATCGAGCGTCGGTTGGTGTCGAAATTTCCAACGCATATTATACAAAATATCAAAGCTGGTACGAGAAGAATGGTTTTGGCCCCCGCCCTCTGGTTGATGATGCTTGGGTGCACGGAAATAAACTAGAGGAGCACACTGATTTCTATCCTGTTCAGATTGAAGCACTTAAAGCTCTCTGGAAGGCAGTGCATAAAGCAGCTGAGATTCCACTAGAGGCACCTAAAAATCAGTTTAACAAAACATCAACTAAGTATGAGCAAGATGTAAAGTACGGTAACTTTTCTGGTTTTATTAGTCACTATCATGTTAGTAAAAGAAAAATAGACTGTGCTGGTTTAGAAATCGCAAAACTCCTTGAAGAAGTGAAGGACGATTGATACTTGAGTATGAGGACATAGTTATTGGCAGTGATTTAAAGGCGACATTGTTCGCCTTTAATAATAATCTACCCATCATTTTTTCTCAGCCTCGCCGCCCTTTTCGATTCGACTTCCTTGAGCCGAATACAAATTTAGGGTGCGTTAAACTTACTAGCGCAGGTGAGCTAGAACTTACTAGAACTAATGGTGTTAAAGTTGTTGGTTCGAGGGCAGAACTTCTGTGGGAGCGCTTGATGTTTTTGCTCAATCTCGATGGCAAAGTTCCGCTCGCAAATCTCTGCACGTCCATGAGATTTGATGGCGAACATTTAGTCTGCTCCAATGAATATTCAAAGATAGGTACGTTAAACTTTAGTAATTGCTTTTATTTTGGTGACGATAATATTTCTGGACTGGTGAGTGAAAAAGAGCTTGCTAATCCCGCCTATACATGTTATGATTGGGTTGCATTTAATAGCGGGGGTAAGCACAAAATTGATTACATTTGGGTAGGCGACGACTTCGTTAAGGAAATTTGGTTCTACTCATCAGATCGTATGTGCGGTAACTCTCCGGTAAAAGATGCGTGCGTTGTCTCAACTCTGACGCAAAATCAGCTGTCAGAGTTTGACTACAGCGAAACTATGGCGCGCTTCAAAATGATCTCCGAGATGGAGAAAAGAGGAATGAAAGGAAGACAGAATGGCTACTCAAGCAACGGAAATCCCAAACATTATAAGTTTCGAACAACACCTATCGGACGAACAAAACGCAGAGATTCAATGGAGATTGTATCAAAAGACGATCAAGTATCGCTTCCAGAAGTATCAGAGAGAACTTTACTTACGGATCTTGCGGCGTCTTGTGCCGCCTACGATAGATTTCTAAGGTATTTGTAGATGCCACAACATATTCATATGGCCGGCATCATTCCTATAGCCGGCTTAAAAACTGATTTTAATCAACAATTACCAGAAGTTATGATGCCTATTGACGCTGGATTTACCGCTATTCAGAAGTCAGTTTACGAATGTGCGATGGTTGGTTGTCAGACAATTTGGATTGTCGCCAATAATGATTTGGCACCAATTATAAGAAACGCAGTAGGAGAATGGGTTTACGACCCAGTTTATTATGAAACAAAATCAATGTTTCCATCGGAAAACCGAAAAGAAATACCTATTTATTATGTCCCTATCCATCCAAACGATCGTGATAAGCGCGATTCACATGGATGGTCTATTCTCTATGGAGCACACAGCGCATGGTTAGTCGCAGCAAAAATATCAAAATGGGTATTGCCAGAAAAGTATTACGTTTCGTTCCCGCTATCTGCTTACGATTTACAATCACTGCGTACACATCGATTAGAAATTGCTGCAAGGGACGCGAACTTTTTTCTTTCTTACGATGGTAAAACTATTAAAGATGGATTACCGATAGCATTCACATTCAATGGAGACGATTTTAAAGCATGCCGAAACTACATAAACCAAACAACCTCTCGGGAATATTTACCCCGTTTACCCGGCCAAACCTTCCCGACGCAGAAACTGCCATACGACGATCGATGGTCAGCCCGACACTTCCCGCTGAAAAAGATATTCAAGAAAGTATCAGAGAAAAACAGAATCCTAAAAAGCGTTGATTGGTATTATAATATATCCAAATGGGATAATTATCGAGCCTACTTGGGTTCAAAAAATATTATAGAAAAACCAAAACACCCATTGACAATCACACACAAACACGCTAAAATACCATATAGGGTCGAGGAAGGCAATGAAGATACTTAAACGCCTGTGGCATAGAGTCACACATAAAATACATCACTTTAAGTGGTCACACTTTAAAAACATTTTAAAAGAACATGGACTGGCGTTCTTAGTGATCTTTATTATATGGGAAATTATTGAGGACGTTTTGTTTCCGCTGTTGTTTATATGGCTTGGCAATAATGTTAATCCATGGTTTCTTACAGGCGCGCCAGTAAGCTGGCTGCTTTGTCTTCACCCTGTCGCAGTCCCAGTTATGTGGGCAATTTGGGTTAAAATTTCAAGGAGAAAGAATGAGTCGAAAGACATCGAAGATCAAGTTTGTGGGCCTACATGCTCATAGTGTAGCGGGTTCTATTTTTGATGCGCTTGGTTATCCCCAGGCGCATATGGATTTTTGCTACGACAATGGAGGAGAGGCATTGGCGCTCACTGATCATGGAAACATGAACGGGCTAGCGTATCAGGTTCTGCACGCCAAGAAGATGCAGGAAGAAGGCAAAGACTTCAAGCCTATCTATGGTTGCGAAGCGTACTTCATCCCGTCCATTGAGGAGTGGCGGGAGGAATACGAGAAGGCTATGGAAGACAAGAAGCGCGCTCGCTCCGTCAAGAAGGACGAGCAGTCAGGCGCCACCGTTGAAGACGAGGGCAGCAGCAAAAAGACGCAAGACATTTTACGCCGGCGCCGCCATCTTGTGCTTTTGGCACAAAATCAGAAGGGGTTAAACAATTTATTCAAGCTGGTGTCGGAGTCTTATCAGTCGGAGAACTTTTATCGCTACCCGCGCATTGACTATAAGTTGTTGAAGAAATACAACGAGGGTATCATCGCTGCCTCTGCATGTCTTGGCGGTGTCTATGCTGGAAACTACTGGGAGAACCGAGAAGAAGGCGACGAGGCTGTGCTCAATGCGATGAGCGAGACAACTGAAAAGATGGTAGATATCTTTGGTGATCGCTGGTATGCTGAAATTCAATGGAACAATGTGGAAGATCAGCACAAACTGAACCAATACATCATCCAGACAGCACAGAAGCACAACGTTAAACTTGTCAGCACAGCCGACAGTCACTACCCTGACCCAGAAGCTTGGCGAGATCGAGAACTATACACTCGCCTAGGCTGGCTTGGCAAGGGTGGTCTTCCTGAATACATGAAGTCAGAACTGCCCGATGGCGTTGAAGAGGTTGGCTACGAGCTATACCCTAAGAACGGTGACGAGATGTGGGATAGCTACAAGAAGTATGCGACAGAGGGTGGCTTTGAATATGATGATCAGGTTGTTTTAGACAGCATTGAAGAGTCTCATCGTATTGCGTTTGACCGCATTGAAAAGTTTTTCCCAGACAATACGGTACGCCTCCCAAGTTTTGTGGTGCCAGCAGGCTTCACGGCTACACAGGCGTTAGTTCAGTATTCTCTTGAGGGATTAAAGGCGCGAGGCTTTCAAGGCAATCCAGAATACATTCAAAGACTTAAGCACGAGCTTGACGTTATTGATGACCGAGGCTTCTCTAAATATTTCCTGACTATGAAGTCTATCGCAGACGTAGCCTCCACAATGATGCTGGCTGGTCCTGGTCGAGGCTCTGCCGCTGGCTCGCTAGTGGCTTATGTGCTAGGCATTACACAGGTTGATCCCATCAGACACGGGCTACTGTTCTCTCGGTTCCTGCGCTCCGATGCCACAGATTATCCTGATATTGATTATGATATATCTGATAGCATGGCGCTGAAGGAGAAGCTTGTGGAGATGTGGGGGGCCGACTGCGTTGCTCCAATCTCTAACTGGAACACACTACAGCTCCGCTCGCTTATCAAGGATATCTCAAAATTTTATGATGTGCCGTTCACGGAAGCCAACACAGTCACTTCTGTGATGATCCGAGAGGCTACGCCCGAGGCAAAGAAGAAGCACGGCATCAAGGCTGGTATCTATGCACCTACATGGGAAGAGACAATGGAGTTCTCTCCGTCGCTACGCGCATACCTGAACAAATATCCAGCAGTTAAGGCTCACGTTGAGGGTCTTGTTGGGCAGGTGCGGTCGTGTTCCCGTCACGCTGGTGGTGTGGTTATCGCAGAGAACCTAGACCAGAGTATGCCCCTAATTAACTCCGGTGGCGTGCGTCAGGCTCCGTGGGCAGAAGGTCAGAACGTTAGACATCTTGAGCCGATGGGCTTCATTAAATTTGATTTGCTGGGTCTGTCTACGCTAAAGATGATGGAGGGTGCAATTGAACATATCCTTCGTCGACATCATGGCATTGAGAATCCAACTTTTGCACAAGTGCGAGAGTATTACGATCAGAACCTGCACCCCGATAGGATTGACTTGGACAACCAAGAAGTATACGAGAACATTTTTCACAAAGGCAAGTGGGCTGGAGTTTTTCAGTTCACAGAGCAGGGGGCGCAAGGATTCTGTACCAAGGTTAAGCCGCGTAACATCATTGATGTGTCAGCTGTGACTTCTATCTTCCGCCCCGGCCCCCTGTCGGCCGGCGTCGACGCAGACTATGTAGAAGCCAAGGAGAGTCCACACAAAATCTCATACCTGTCAGATGAGGCATGTGACATAACCCAAGAGACATTCGGTTTCCTAATCTTTCAGGAGCAAATCGCACTGCTGGGTCATAAGCTTGGTGGGTTGACGCTTGACGAAGGCAACATGCTACGGAAGGTGCTGACAAAGAAGGGAACCGGCAAAGGATCGGTAAAGCACAAGCTCCATACAAAGTTTATTAAGGGATGTGTTGACAAGGGTATAGCCCGTGACGCCGCTCAAGATCTGTGGGATAAATTTGAGTTCTTCTCAGGCTATGGCTTTAACAAGTCACACGCAGTCAGTTATTCTATTATCTCGTTCCAGTGTGCGTGGTTGCTGAATTATTATCCTGCGGAGTGGATGGCAGCGTTCCTTGATAAGGAGCCTGAGACTAGAAAGGAAAAGGCGATCAACATCGCCAAGAAGTACGGCTTTAAGATCGCGCCGCTGCACATTAACAAGTCGGGCACAGTCTGGGAGATCAGCGACGATGGCAAAACAATGATTCAGCCGCTTACTTCTATTAAGGGCCTGGGTATGGCAGCAATCGATCAGATCCTAGCGAACCGACCAATCAATAATGCGGAGGAGTTATTGTTCAACGAGAACATCACATATTCTAAGCTAAACAAGAAGTCTTTAGATGCATTGTGTCGCGGCGGTGCGCTGGATGATATTATAGATGATCGATTTACTGGCAGAAAACACTTTTGGTCTGCGTGTATCGTGGATCGCCCAAAAAATCCCAAAAGATTTTCTGAGAATTTGGAACTTTATCGACCAGAGGGAGATTTTACTGAGGAGGAGATTATACAGTTCAAGACAGAATTGACCGGAGTATTTCCGATTAATTTGGTCATTCCTCCGACAACCGTTCAAAGGCTACAAGAAAAATTTATTCCACCCATTTCTGAGTTTGACCCTGAGTTGTGCGTATGTTGGTTTATTCCGCGCAAGATCACTCCGAGAAAGACAAAGAACGGAAAGAACTATTGGATTGTTGAAGTCATCGATTCCAACAACGAGCTTACTCGTATCCGGTGCTGGGGCATCAAGCCCGAGAAAGATCGCATTCACTTGAACCGCCCGTACATGGCCCGCTTAAAGTACGATGAGAACTGGGGCTTTTCAACCTACGCAGTAGGTAAAACATTTAAACTATTAGGATAAAAAATGAATATTATTTATACACCGAGCCCTCTTCTCAAAGAGGTAAAGTTTAGAAGCGAGAGTTTGCCTGTGGTTATTCGCGTCAACAAGTTTGATGAGAAAGCAGCGCAGGATTTCTCCAAAGATGTGGCAAGAGCCCAGAACACGGGACAGCCTACCTTGCCAATTATTATTGATAGTTATGGAGGTCAGGTTTACAGTCTCATGTCAATGATTTCTGATATCCAGCATTCTCGTATCCCTGTCGCAACAATCGTGCAAGGTAAGGCAATGTCGTGTGGAGCTATTTTATTTAGTTTTGGGGTGGATGGCATGCGCTATATGGATCCCGATGCTACTGTAATGATTCATGATGTTAGTTCAATGGCATGGGGAAAAGTAGAAGAAGTTAAAGTTAGTGCCCAGGAAACTGAGCGCCTCAACCAGAAGGTTTATAAAATGATGGCCAAAAACTGCGGACATGACGAGAATTACTTTCTTGACATAGTTCATGAAAAAGGGCATGCTGATTGGTTTCTTGACGCAAAGGAGTGCAGAAGACATAAGCTAGCTAACAAGTTACGCATCCCAGAAATGAAGATTGGCGTAAAAGTTCAATTTGAGTTCAAATAATTGTTGACAAACAGATTTCAGTTTGTTACAATAATAAAGTATCCAAGGAGGGATAAAATGGCTTCAACTAATGAAGAAAGAAAGCGTTATGTCAAGGAATATATTCGTTCGTTGGCAGCAATTGAAGAGTGTATCGAGCCCTATAAGGAGCAGAAGCGTGAGCTTCGTTCCGAGTTCCGTGAAAATGGATGGCTTAATACTGATGAGATCCGAGCTGCTGTGAAGGCTTATCGTCTTTATAAGGGTAAGGTAAATATTGACGAGGTTGTTGAAAACTTCAACATGCTCTCGGGAGGAGATGGGGAGTGATCATCGAATACACCAAGACGCGAGACACAGCGCATAGCCCGCAGCGCGCAAATCCATCGGACGCAGGATTGGACGTGTTCTACTCTGCGACAGAGCCGCAAGAAATTATTTCGGTCCATCCCAATAATAGTATGCTGGTACCCACAGGCCTGCGCTTTGGTGTGCCTCATGGCTACATGCTGGAGGTAAAAAATCGCTCAAGCGTGGCAGCTAAGTTAAACTTGGTAGTCGGCGCTTGTGTAATTGATTCGGGATATGATGGAGAAGTGTTCATCAATGTCCACAACATTGGACGCGATACTCGCGTTATCCAAGACGGCGACAAGATCGCGCAACTGGTCATGATGCCAGTAGTGCATTTTCAGCCGCAAGAAAATACAGAGGGTACTCTATATGATTATCCTAAAACAATTAGCAATAGAGGGACGGGAGCCCTAGGGAGTACAGATAATGACTAAGAAAACAATTGATATTACACCGACAGCGAATGTTCTACATTCCTTAAAGAGAACAGGATATCACTGGTCTCAAGCTTTGATGGATATCATTGACAATTCAGTGGACACATTACGTGAGCGTTACAATAAGACTGGAAAGGAAGATGGTTTTATAAGAATTATCCCTATCGGGTATGACGAAAAAGAACATAGGCAAAAAACTCGTTTTATCGTTGTTGCTGACAATGGCATGGGTATCGGTCCTGATGAACTACAAGAAATTTTGCGTTTAGGTGAGTCAGGCAAGAGAGGCACTGATGCATTGGGAACTTTCGGCATGGGACTAAAAACTGCCGCCATGTCTTTAGGTAGCAAATTGAGCATTGTTAGCACAACCTCCACAGTTGAGAAGCTCAACGCTGTTACTTGGGATGTTCAATCGTGCATGAAGAGTGGTAAGTTTGAGGCATCTTACAGCGATAAGCCGCATAGAGAAATTATTAATAGCTATTTAGAGTTTATGGAGGGAGATCGTCCTGGTACGATGATCATAATTGGGGATTTACACGATGGGTTTCCAACTATTCCAGCTACAGTTCAAACAATTAATTCTAAGTGCGCACACACTTATCGCCATTTGTTAAACTCAGACAGTCCGTTGGGCTTCCATTTTCCATTTAAGATCATTGCGGGAAAGACCGTCGCATCTAAAGAAGTGGAAAAGTCTAACGATCCGTTGTGCCTTGATCATGAGCTGACCAGTGTTTTGATTGGCGACTCAAAAGGGGCATTCAAATCGGTAAAATATGGTAAGTATAAATTTAATATTCGTATGACTAGATTTGATTCCGATGGTAAGCGCGGCGGCACCTCCCGCAAAGCCAGAACCGGCCAGGGGCTTGGAAAGTCAATCGTTGGTACTCACAGACAAGGAGTGTACTGGTTAAGGGAGGGCCGAGAAATTTGCTGCGGCTCCTTTTGGTCGTCCCACCCAGTTCTTTCTAATGTTTACGCAGAAATTTCTTTTGAAGACAGCGGAGTGGCCACGGAAAGCAGTCCTATTAGAATGGATTTTGGCAAGAAAGGGGTCGATTTGGATGATGGTTTGCGCGATCACTTGCTCAGGCACATCTTTGCTCCGCATCTTGATAAAATTAAGAAAGAAGCAACTGCAAAAGCAAAAACTAAGAGAAAGTCAGATCGTACTGAGATTATGAAAAAGGTTGCGGAAGCCGCCCTGCCAACCGATCAATTTGGGCGCGCCAAGGCACCCCCTAAAGATCGCAAAACGCAGGCGATACAGAGTCTTTTTAGTCCACCTAAAAAGAACAATAAAACAAAACGCACTAACAGTAAGTATCGCGCGACTGGTGTAGGCTTGGGAGACAACCAAACACAATTAGAGTTTGAAGAATTGTCGTGGCCTGAATCCGCATTGCCGTTTTGTATCGACTACACTGTTGGTCAGCCGGTATGCAAGATTCAAATTAATATTGAAGATCCATGGGTTGAAAAAAACATCTATCTTTGCGAAAATACTGAACTAATTGCACGACATTTGCAATTGATTGCGGCCATGACTGTCGCATGCATGTACGAAGATCAGGAGAAGAGGCAAGAATTGTACATTAAGATGGGAGCCTTGTTGAACCTCTTTGATGATGACTTTGGTCGCGTGGCTTCGGATCTTGAAGATTCTGAAATTGCTCCAGTGCCGCCTCAAAAGGTACACGTCCTCCAACAGCAGGAGGCAATTAACTAATGAGTCCAATGAATAAAGAAGTCCGAAATGCAATGTTTAGTTCAAAAACAGGAGAGTGGGCTACTCCTCAAGAGTTTTTCGATAAGCTTAACTGGCGATTTGGCCCATTCGATCTTGATCCTTGCGCTAACATACATAATACAAAGTGCGCTAATTTTTACACTGAGGCGGAAGATGGCCTATCTAAAGATTGGTCGGGGCATACGACATTTGTTAACCCTCCATATGGAAGAGGTATTGACAAATGGATTGAGAAGGGTTATAATACATCCATGGATGGAAAATCCAAGGTGGTTATGCTCATTCCAGCACGAACTGACACAAAATACTGGCACAACTATGTAATGAGAGCCTCAGAAGTTTATTTCGTCAAAGGCCGACTAAAGTTTGGCGATAGCACAAATAGCGCACCATTTCCATCAGCTATTGTGGTTTTCGCCAGTGGTAGTCAACAGACATTTGGAACTATGAACAGATGAATCGAAAGCAGCGCCGGGCAATACAGAAGAAAGTAGGGAAAGATAATTCACAAAAACTTGCCGAAAAAATTTTCCAGTTTGATCTTTTGCCAGACAAATGCTTAACGTGCTTAGAGCCTTTTGACAAGAAAAGCAAAGAGATGGCTCGCACTTGGAGCGTTGTTGTTAAAGATGAGAAAACTGTCAGGCTTTATTGCCCCACATGTTGGGGCACCGCTAAAGATGTTATTAAAGACTTCAAGGAGAGAATAAAAAATGATTAGTAGGATATCGCCCGATGCTTTGCAAAAAATAATTACTGGTAATATGAGAGAGCCAGGAGCCTGTGTTATTAAGTTCTACTCAAACCAATGTCACTATTGTATTTCGTTGAAGGACGGGTTTCATAAAGTCGCCGCAAAGCACCCAGATATTAATTTTTTTGCATTTAACGTGCAGGACTACCCAAAAATAGATTCACTAATTAAATTGAACGGAGTACCGTCAGTTATATTTGTTAAAAACGATTTTTCAGGCAAGGTATCTATCTTGGAGGATCCAGAAAACCCGCATCATGAGACTTGGTATTATCTTGAGGATATAAATAATTTTATTGAGAGAAACAAATGAGGGGTAACGACGACTTCCCGTGTACAAAATGTGGCGCATGTTGCACAGTTGTTGATCACAACAGGCTTGTAGATTTTTATAAAAAAGCTGCCGAGGAAGACCTTCTTGACAAGAGCAAGCTCGATAAAATTGAGCGTCTTCCGATGAGGCCAGACGGCACTTGCCTCTATCTGCAAAAGGATAGAACATGTGCTATTTATCAGCAACGTCCAGAAATTTGTCGAACGCTTTCAAGTCCTTTAAAACCTAAAGAATTTTCCTCAAAAGAGTGGATAGCCGTCAATTTAATTTCGTGTAATATTCTAATGGACCAACGTAAAGATATAGGGGAGGAATATAAAATTAAAATGTCCGAGCCTATTAAAGAGCTTGGACAAGCAACCTATAGACGTTATACCCAGCTTATGGAAAACATACAAAAGAAATTAAAAAAATGAACAAAACATACTCATACGATGACGTGCTGTTAATGCCGCAATATTCCGATATACGCTCACGCTCAGAAATTAATATATCGACTGATTTAGAAAAGGGGATTGTGCTTCAATTACCGATTTTCGCCTCGCCTATGGATACGATATCAGAATCTGCCATGGGTAATGTGATGGGTGAAGTTGGTGCTAGCGCAATCATTCATCGCTACAATACCATTCAAGGACAAATGAGTGAGATTAACAAAGTCGAATCTCCGCGAATCATTGGAGCTGCAATTGGTATCTCTGGCGACTATTTGGAACGTGCTAGTGCGCTCGTAGACCATGGCGCTGATTTTCTATGTGTTGATGTTGCTCATGGCCACCACATTATGATGAAGGAGGCATTGTACGAAATTAAAAAATTGTTTGGTGATGATTATCATATTATGGCTGGCAACGTTGCAACGCTTGAGGGCATTAATGATCTTGCCGATTGGGGCGCCGATAGTGTCCGGTGTAATATTGGCGGCGGATCCATATGCTCCACGCGAATTCAGACAGGCCACGGTTTACCGGGCTTACAAACGATTATTGAGTGCGCTAAGACAGATAGAAACGTTAAAATTATCGCTGATGGAGGTATTAAGAATTCAGGCGATATGGTCAAGGCACTGGCAGCAGGAGCGGATGCAGTGATGGTCGGCTCTTTGCTGGCAGGTACCACTGAGACACCCGGAGAAATGTTTATGGATGCGAAAGGTGCTCGTTGGAAAACTTATCGCGGAATGGCCTCTAAAGAGGCGCAAGTCGAATGGCGTGGAAAGTATTCATCTTTTGAAGGTGTAGCCACTCGCGTTCCGCATCGCGGTCCAGCAAAGCTAATACTTGAGGATTTAGAAAAAGGAATCCGTTCTGGCTTTTCTTATACTGGCGCGCGAAACCTTAAACAACTTCAGGCTAAAGCGCAGTTTGTTACACAAACCACCTCTGGTTTGTCCGAGAGCCGCACGCATATTAATACGAGGAATTGGTAATGTCCGATGACGTAGCCAATCCTCACTTGGATAAGAAGGTTGCGTTTGTTGAAAACACACACCAGCACGCAAAACTTATTTTAAAGTTGCGTCATGATGGTGTCACTCAGTCAAAGTTTTTTCGGGCAATGATCGCTGGGTACCTTGATGGCGATGAGCGCATACAAAGCTACATTGACGATATGAAGCCGCAGAATAAAAAAAAGAAGGCAAAATCAAAGCAGTTGAGAGACAAAGGAAAGCAGAAGATGGAAGATTTTGGATTAAACGACGGAGAGATAGAGAATATTTTTGATCTCATTGAAGAGGAGCACCCACAGCTATGAAAAAGGTTGATGGTTTACGTGAGTGCTCACGTCAATGTATGACAAAAAAGAAAGAATGTAAAGAAACGGAATGTAGACTATGGCAAGACTACCCAGATGAATACAATTGCACACTAATTTCAGTTTACGAACGCGGCCCCATGACACTTAGAGAGGTTGCAGAGCGCGAGCATCTTTCGTTTGCCCGCATCAAACAAATAGAAACTAAGGCTTTAAAAAAACTCAAGTCTTTAAATTTGATAAGTTGTTTTCGATTTTGAGGCTATTATGGAAAGATGTTACTATTTATTTTTGAGTTTATGTCATTAAACAAGGAGATTTTACTATGGCTCGTAAGAAACTATTAACAGAAGGCGAGATTCGCCAATTTATGAAACTCGCTAACTTGCGACCTATTGGTGAGGATCGCCTTAGTGAGATGGGCGGCGGCTACATGGCCGGTGCTCGTGATGACGATGAAGAAGATGAGGGCGCCGAGGGAGACGAAGGTGAGGATGTCGAAGGCATGCTTGGTCTTGAAGAGCCAGAGGGTGTTGATGAACCAGCAGAAGCTGGCCCCGAACTTGACGCCGGCGATGGCATGATGGGCGGAATGGACGCCGACGAACGTGAGGAAATACTGACGGATGTTGTTATGGCTGTAGCCCAAAAACTTGGTATTGAGGACAGAGTTGATGTTGAGGAAGTAGAGGGTGATGCTGACATGGAAGACATGGGCGACATGGGGGATATGGGAGACATGGAAGATGATGAGCCCGCGGAAGACCCAGCTGACGAATTAGATCCGGATGATGTTGTTGCCGAAGTAGTGAATAGAGTTGCATCTAGGCTTCAGAGAGAAAATCGCAAAGAGCAGTTGGCCGAACAACTCGCCGCTCAGATTATGAAAAGACTTACAAAATAGCTTGACACAGTTATAAACGTATGTTATATTAACCACTGAGCACACTCAGTGGTTAATTTTTTTGAGGTGATTATGGAGCATTTCTGGTTATATATATTGGTTTTTGTGTTTGGGTATCTGACACATAAAACATTTTATTTCTTTCGTTCCATTAAGATCAGTATTGGTCTAATACGTGTGTCGCAACTAATTAGTTTAGCCGTGTTATCCAGATCTATGGAAAATTTTTACTATTCACATACTGCCCGTCTTCGTTACATGAGGGAGCACGGACACGACGATAAGAGTATTAAAGACGCGAGGCGTTCTTTTAACATTGAAATTAACAATTTTAAGAAAAAAACAATTGAAGAAATATTAGACTTGCATCCTAATTTTTACAGCCCAATTGTTGATTTTGATAACTGGAAATCGGCTATGGACTTTTTAGAAAATAATAAACACTTTGTGTTACAACTTTTAAATCAGGATAAAAATGATAAAAAAACTTCTTGACAAAATAACAAATATTGAGAGTGAGGAGCAAAAAGTCGTATTAATTGACGCGGATTCACTAGATATGAGATCGGAGCCCGACTTAAGAACTATTGGTATGTTTTGCGATGTTCAAGAAGAAAAAGTTGCAGAAGTCATACATGCTATGCTTTATCTCAACGAGACAAACAAGATAGAAAAAGATCCAACAAAGAAGCGTCCTATAGAATTTTATCTATCAACGTATGGCGGCAGCGCTGATGACATGTTTGCCCTCTATGACATAATGCGAACTATTCGACAAGAAACCGAAATTCACACATTAGGCCTGGGCAAAGTTATGTCTGCTGGGGTATTACTTTTAGCAGCGGGTACAAGGGGTAAGCGTCGGATAGCAAAAAACTGTCGTGTGATGATTCATTCGGTGGCGGCAGGCAATCATGGTAACTTACAGGATTTGACTAACGAACTAGAAGCAATCTCAGATCTGCAAAAAATGTACACTAATTGTTTAGTAGCCGAAACCAATATGACTAAAAGCGATATAAAAGAAATGCTTAATCGCAATGTTAATGTCTATTTATCAGCAGAAGAAGCTGTTAAGCTTGGGATTGCAGATATTATAATTTAAGGAACACAACATGTCAGAATTAAGAGATCTGTTGAGAGAAGAATATATTAGACAAGTCAACCAGCTTGATTTAAAAAAGCTTTTAGAGATGGTTGAAGATGTGATGTCGCAGCCAATAACTATTGCAGAACAAGAAGCGCCAACGATTGACGATGCTTCTGAGCAAGAAACGCTAGACATGGTTTTAAAGATGATCCCCAATATTGAGGTTTCTGAGATTGGCTGGTCAGATGTAAGTACAGTTGAAAAGGACGGTAAAGAACAAGTTGTTAGTGGGCCTCAGCGCGCCTTGTTGGAAAACTATCTTAACAATATAGCAGGGTCGACTTTCCAAGAGCGTATCGATAATGTGTCGATGTTCTATGCCGATGGTGCTGGTATCATCGGCCAAGGCAAAGATCAAAGCCGCGCCGGTCGCCTCACCCAGGCTATCTCTTATCTTGTGTTTTATAAGACTCTAACAAAGGTAATTACAAACTTTAATGCGTCCTCCGCTGGTTTTAGTTTTGAGTCTTTCCTATCTGCGCTTGTGGAGGGGCAACAAATTCAGACTGGTAATAAAACAATTGCTGATTACACAGATAATTTAAGCGGTGAAGAAATTCCTGTGAGCCTGAAGCTGTATCGCGAGGGAGGCTTAGAGGTCGGCGGAAGCTATACTGATCTTATTAATGACTTAGTTGACCCTAAGTTCCAATTTAAAGGCATGCGTTATGTTGTTTGTACAAAAGATTTAACCGGTCAAGATCTAGAACAGGAAGGTGAAATTAAGTTTTGGCAGTTTGACTTTACACTTGATAATGTGATGCGAATTTTGATGAACTCTAAAGAAAAGTCAGCAGAGTGCATTCGTCTTCCACAAGAAGCGGTCAGCTTAATCAGAGGCAAGGGTGCTGAGAGGAGCGATTATTCTAATATGCTAGGGCTACCACAGAAGGCGACCATGCCCAGTGCAGACGAAGTTTACACTAAATTTTTTATTCCTAAATTTAAAGCCAATCTAGTGGCTCTTCAAAAAAATCAAAAAAGAATAATAAGTTATGTTTTGCGTAGCGAAAAAGAAGTTAATGATTTTTTAAATCAATTGAACTGGGATAGTAACGACAAGCTTTTTCAAGATGTGTTCATAACGATTCAACACCCAGGCGAGGAAGAACCACAGCAAGAAAACTATGGTGCCCAGCGAGGGCGCGCCCTAATCAATGACCAAGAGTTAATAAGTTTTGCAACGGAGTGGAAAGATTCCTTGGTGCAGGACACATTGGGTAATCCCGATAAAAACCCTCCTTTGGCTGCTTTATTGAAAAGCGGCATAAGAAAAAACGGAGAGTACACCAGGAAAATGGAAGACGTGCTCAAAGGACTAGTTCTTGATATTGCGCGCGCAGTTAAGCGCGCCAACCAGCAGAAGTCAAAAGTCAGCACAGAAGACCGAAAGAATCCAAATTATAGCCCCCAAAGAGATCCTACTGCGGGCGTAACATCTGTATTCCGTGCCTCTGAAATTGAATTAGAGCGCAAGGAAATGATTCGGCGTATACTTGATGCCGAGGGTGGTTTTCTGTCTCCTGTTGCATCGGCACAGGTATATGATGATACTAAAAACGAGGCTCACAAAAAAGCATTATTAAAGCACTCGCTTGGATATTTGAATACAATGCACTTTTCTCTTAATCAGAAGCAGGCAACAGACAGTGCACCCCCTGGTGAAGCCAAGTATGATATAGAAGACGAGACAGGAGAAGAGGTTAAAGTACGGGGTGGTGTTAGTGCTATATACTTGGGCGAGATTAAAGTGGGAGCTAAATATGTCGCAGAAGCCATGGCAGGAGTGCGAGATATTCTTAACGAAGAGATACTTGAGATTTTCCGAGCATTGAAATCCCTATCTGATAGTCTCAACGGCTTCTTTGCAGGCGGTTTAAAAGATGACAGCTTGGCTACAACTGCCGTCAGCAGCGCCAATAACATTGGCTCTAAGGAAGTATTAACGGCTCCTGGTGGTGGCCAACAAATGTCGTTGCCTTTTGATAAAAAATAAACCAAGAATAGCCTTGACAAAAAACTATTCAGGGATTATAATATAAACTAACCATGAGGGAACAATGAGCAGAGCTTATGATGACAATCAAACTCTACAACAGAAAATTATTAAAGGCGCTAACGTACTGGCAGACAACGTGGCGTCTACACTCGGGCCGAAAGGTCGCAATGTACTGCTAAAAGAGAAAGACAAGCAACCGTTTATCACCAAGGACGGTGTGACAGTTGCTGCATTTGTAGCATTGGAGGATCCATTTGAAAATGCAGGCGCTCAAATCTTACGCCAAGCGGCTATTGAAACTAATAACGAGGCAGGGGATGGAACAACGACATCAACGGTTCTTGCAAGAGCTATCTTGCGAGAATCCCAAAGGTTCATCGCATCCGGTGTGTCTCCTATCGAGCTACAACGTGGCATCGATTTGGCTGTTAGGGAAGTGGTAGTCAATCTTGAACAGACATCCCAGCCAGTCAAAAGCTTGTCTGACATTGAACATGTTGCTGCTATATCAGCAAACAATGATACAACAATTGGCAAATTAATTGCAACAGCGGTCGATAAAGTTGGACAAGACGGATCAATTACAATTGAAGAATCGCGTTCTATTGAAACTTCTTTGGATGTTACTGAGGGTTTTAAATTTGATGCTGGTTTTTGTGCCGGTGCTTTTGTAACAGATGAAAGGCGCGGCTTAATGCACTATGAGGAGCCACTATTTTTGGTTACCGATCATAAGATTTCAAATGTTGAATCAATCTTGCCTGTTTTGGAAATGATTGCCCGCGAAAATCGGCCCCTTATTATGGTGGCTGAAGATATTGAAGGTCAGGCTCTCGCCGCGATGATTATGAATGCTATGCGTGGTACGTTAAAAGTGGCAGCAATTAAGGCCCCAATGTACGGCGAGGAGCGTAGAAATGTTTTATCAGACTTGGCTATGTCCGTGGGTGCAACATTTATTACCCGAGAGAGTGGCACCAAACTCGCTGATATTCAAATGGTAGATCTGGGAACTGCAAAGTTTATTGAGAGTAACAAGAATAGCACAACTGTTGTTGGTGGAAATTGTAATTATGAGTTAATTGAAGAGAGAATTGGTTCGTTGAAGCAGCTGATTAAAGAAACTAGCTCACTCAGCGAGTGTTCTCGTATACAAGATCGAATTGTTCGCCTTTCCTCTGGTGTTGCCGTAATTAGAGTCGGTGGCGCCACTGAGGTTGAGATGACTGAAAAGAAACACCGAATTGAAGATGCTTTAGAAGCGGTAAGATCAGCCCAGCAAGAGGGAATTGTTATGGGCGGGGGTACGGCGTTACTGAAAGCTTCGGAAAAGATTAATATTGTTGGCGATGGTAATGAGCAGCAGTATGGCGCAACAGTAATTCGCAACGCTTGTCAAGAGCCACTGCGACAAATGGCTTTCAATGCATCTGAATCCCCAGATATAATAATCGATAAAATTTTGGCAGCTGATCAAAATTATGGCTGGAATTTTAGAACCGGCGAATTGGTTAATCTATTTAAAAATGGCATTATAGATCCCGTTAAGGTTACCCGTGTTGCTTTGCAAAATGCTGCTAGCTGTGCAGGAACTTTAATAACTACTAATTACGGGATTGTACAAACGGAGTAAAAATATGACAGAAAATATGCAAAAAGGAGATCTAGTCTGGATCCCGCAGGATACCAGACTGCACTGGCTCCGTGAAGACAGCGACAAGCGTTATCTGGTCACGGATGCACCTCGCACGGCTGTTATTTGTGCACAAAGTGATAGAAGTTACGATGTGTTTATAGATGGCAATGTGTGGACAGTCAATAAAATGCTTACTTACCATGTGGAAAGCGAATATGCTCGTTAAACTTACGGAAGTGTGTAACAACGGTGCTGTAACGACCAATAAGCATTACTCTTTAAGAGAGATTTTTATTAATCCGGAGCATGTTGTGATGATTCGCGAAGAGAAAAGAATGAAAGAATTGAACGAAAGAGGAAAGGTTGCAGCCGGCCTTGATGGTGCACATCAATTTTCAAAATTGACCATTAATCGAGGCCAAGCCGGTACGGAAATTGTTGTTGTAGGTTCCCCTGACATGGTAGAAAGCACATTAAAAACCGGCAAGAGATTACTAAAAGGATAAATACTATGCGACAAAGAGTTACAATATCATATTCAATAGATTTAGAGGACTTGCCTAATGAAGTTGGCAGATTGCTGGAATCGATGTTTGAGAGTGTTGACCAACTTCAGATTCTATGCGCTATGCCTTCGGAAGTTCTGTCTATTACAACTCTTGATAAAATTAGTGAGATGAAAAATTCAATAATTGCCATGGATAGCCAACTAACTGATATTGACGCATTGATTCGTGGATATCTAAATCATGCCTCTCAATTGAAGCAGCCTATTGAAGATTCGGCTGACAAACTTGAACAGTTAGACAGTTTAAGACAAAAAATTGAAAACCTGAAGCGTCCACATGAGAGTACTGCACAAGAGCCCACTCAAAGATAACCGATTTAAAAACCTTTCGGTGGCCACATTAAAGAATATTATACCAAAGCATTCGGTTGTAAAATCTTATGGTCTTTTTGCTGGCAAGACAGAAATCTCTCTTGCCATGGATAAACGTCACGTCAATGCATATACTGATAGGGATATTATATTACATTTTTGGTATTGTTTGTTTGAAAATGGCGCCCGTATGTATGATATATTAACCAATAATATTTTCAATGTTGGCAGTGAGCTTGAGTTTAATATATTACAAGAAGATTTGCCCACTTATAAGGATGCTTTTTATTATTCAAGTGTGTTCTTTTTTCTTAACCGTTGCTCTAATACGGGTCAAGTATCCTGTGGTAAATATGATCCTGCTGGCCTAACTGAATACGCTCTTCGTTATCTTAAACTTTTTAAAAAACCAGAATTATTTAACGTTTTTAATCAAAGCACATCCGAGCCATCGCCCGAACCAGATTTTCTATTATACCCAAATTTGTGTTATGATTATAATTTGTTTGATTATGGCAAGAGTCGCAGCTACGATACTTATCTTGTAAACCACAAAAAATTGAGACAAGTATTGTCAAAATCTAATAGAAAAATTATATTGGTGTATAACTTTCATCCCAAATTGTTGTCATTTTATGAAAATTATAATACTAGATTAGTCGATAAATATGGAAGAGTGTGTGATAATCCTGAAAATTATGAGGAAGCAGTTGTTACAAATTTCTAGTAAGTTAATGTTGGCTTTGTCGCTGTTTGCGTTAGGGCAAACCCTCGCGTGGTTCCAGATCAATAGCCAATTTGTATGGGACTGGTGGAAAGAGCATCCGATTTTTGCCGTTTGTCTTTACGGTATTCCTACCGGCCTATGCTTTCTTTATGGTGTGCGCTTTGCCTACGAAGAAATGGGGCAAGTATGGGGACCAAGATTTTTAATTTTTAGCATGTCTTATTTAACCTTTCCCATACTGACGTGGTATTTTTTAAATGAAAGCATGTTCACCACAAAGACTATGATTTGTGTATTTTTGTCCATGATGATTGTGGGCGTTCAACTTTTTTGGAGATAACATGAGACGAGTAGAGAAGCCCTGGGGCTATGAAATAATCTGGGCTGAGACAGGTGGCTATGTAGGTAAGCTGCTACATATTAATGCTGGTCATCGCCTGTCCAAACAATACCACCAGATTAAAGAAGAGACTGTGTATGTTCTTAGCGGCATTTTATATAACTATGATGCTGATGATAAGATACAAAAGATCTATGCTGGTGAAGCCTTCCATGTCCAGCCTCACCAGATACATCGATTTGGTGCGAATGAAACTGCTGTAGAGATTGTAGAAGTTAGCACTCCACACCTTGATGATGTAGTCAGACTTGAGGACGATTATGATAGATAATCCAAATTAGTAAACTATTTATAATGTTGAGGTTTATTTATGGGTTATTCAAGCGATAGTTGGTTTAGGTATCTTAAAGAAAATGTAAGAATAGATGAGGGAGTCCGAGACATCGGGCTGACCGAAATGGTTGCAGACTTTATTGAGTCTGCGCTATACGATGCGCCCGAGAGCGCAAAGACGTGGATGGGGCACATGTGGAAGCGAACGCATCTCCACCAGTATATGCCCCGCATACAAATGCAGCGCCTTCGCTTTGAGACGATGGAGCCGCTGTTGTCGGCTCTTGACTATTGGACAGGTGGCACAAAGTCAGACGAGCTTCGATCTGCCAAAGTCACTACCAATACCGATTCACCGACTGACGTAAATCAAGCCTTACAAGGATTAGGGTTAGATGAGCCCCTCCCAGACGTTCA